TTACAGAAAAGTTTCTACCAATTTTTAACCTATACCTTTGAGATGCTTCGAAATATTTTATATCAGCAAAACCATCTTGTAAGTACTCAAGCTTTAAAGCAAATACATTTATGCATAATTTATCTTGGCAACCATCATCAGAACTATATCTAATGAAATGGTGTTGATCTATGTAATCTACACCTTCTTGTCTTTTAAAATCAGCCTCAAATAAGTATTCAACCCCTTTTACTTTACCTACAGTAGCCGCATCACTATAATTAGATTCTGTTCCATCGTAAAAAGTTTGCGCCTTGTTCTCGTAGCCAAACCTAGCGATTTTACGTAATCCTATGGTAAAATTATAATCATAAGGAGTTGAAATAGTCCGTGTAGATAAACCGTTATCTACAGAGAATACCTTGATATCAGAAAGTGATGTTCCACCATTGACAGCAGCATAAAACGTAGAGAACTTTAACAAGTCTCTAGCCTCCTGCAAACCGAATGTTTGTGCTGTTGCAACGTTACACACAAGTAGTAGTATTATAATTAGTCTTTTTACCATCTTTTTATTATCACTTATTTTTTTAATTGTTTACCTATTTCTCGATCTTGCTTTTGGCTTTGATCTCAATTGACTTCTACCTTTACTTTTCTTTTTTCTTTTAGCTTTAGCTTTAATATCTTGTTTTATTTTTTTCATCTTTTCAGTATCACCAAGATCTAAACTCCAAGTTGTATAACCACTAAAGAACATTGCTCTTTGAAATGCTGTATACTGATTATCTAAAGCATTTCTTACATTTATTGTTTTTTGATATAATCTATTTACAGGTAAAGTAGTTGTACCTTCAACATAATTAGTTACAGCTGACCATTGTGGATTGTCAATATCAAAAGTTGTCATTTCATCAATAACCTTAGTATTATAATTAAGCGTTTTTTCAGCATTAACTATTTTTCTAGCTCTAATACCTAGTACAGGTGAAAAGTTTAAAGCTTCCATTATGACAGCGCTTTCGTCTTTGTTATAACCTTTCTCTCTTTGCTCCGCAAACTTAATCATCATGTTTTTAATAGTAGACAAAGCAACGCCGTATATACCAGAACCTCTTAATATAGTATCTATAGAGCCATTTATAACTCTTTCTTTTTTCTTTAAAAACGCCTCGCTCTCATCATCATCATCATCACCAAACATAACCGCAAACAATGCTGTTTGTAAACCGTAGAATATTAAATTTTGAGCAGCGCCGTAATATAATATTCTAGACAAGTTAGACATATCACTTTGCGTTTGACTAGTGTTAGGTTTTGTTATTCTTCTGTTTTTAAGATCACTACCTGCTTTTTTAATTATTCTATTATATTGAGATGGTGTATTTAAAAAGTTTAATACCAACTTACCTATCCAACTAGCCTGTTGTTGTGATGTCATATCAGGTCTAGCTGACTGTTGTGTAGACTGAGTTATATCTTGAAAATCAGTAAAAGCTTTAGCCTCAGCTTCTTTTTGACTCAAACCTTGTTTTAAGTATGTGTTTACTCTATTTCTGTAAAATGCCGCACCACCAGTAGCAATTGCAATACTATCACCCATTTGCGTAGGTAAAAAACCTAATCTAAGTAGTTTACCTGTTATAATAGCTACTTGATCAAACATACTATCTGGCCTAGCTTTTTTAATAGCTTCTACAAGTTCAGCACCGTTTACATCAGTACCAATACCACCACGCCTTTGCTTTAACATGTTTGAGTTAAGTATAAACGCAAAGTCTTTCCAATATTGTTTTTGATTAGCAAAAGCTTTACCTGCAGCTAGTATATTGTTATCAGCAAAGTTTAAGTAGTTAACATTAGAAAGTTGCTGTAACAGAGCAGATCTAGTGTTAAAAAACATAACACCAGCAACAGAAGCGTTTAACCAATTTAAAAACTTATTTGGTTTACCACTTTGACCTTTAGGTCTATTAACACCAGTTTTAATTCTATGTAACATATCCTCTAAAGCCTCTCTAAAATCTTTACCATAAGCAGCCTCAATTTTATTTAAGTTTTCTTCAGAGAACAATACATCAGCATTTTCTATAAACTCAGAAAGATATTGAGCTCTACCAACTCTACCTGTAGCGTCAACTAAATCAATTCTTATGTTAGCTGTTTCCCATGCTTGACCTGGGGCTACATAATCTTTTTGCTTAGATATAACATTTAAAGTTTCAGCATACGCCTGAAGCTGTGGATCTGACTCTACTAGCTTAGTTAATTTAGCTTGATCAGTTTCTGTTAAACCAGGTATTTTATGACCATGTTTATTCCATAAATAAACTCTAATAGCATCTTGAAAAGTAAAATCACCATCTGGAGTGTTTTTTATAAGCTTTTTACTTACATCGGGAAATTGCTCGTTTAATTTTTTATAATCATTTGCTATAGCTTGCTTAGCAGTATCTAGTTCTCTATAAGCTCTATTTAAAGGTCTAACTAAAGCTTGCTCTAAAAAATCTCTATGAGCATCACCTCTTCTACCTTTACCCATAAAGTTATATAATAAACCTACAAAATCTTCATGTGATGGTGGTATAAACACTCTAAACTTACCTTTGTCCTCGCCACGTTTTCTACCTTTAATAGCTGAAAAACGTTTTTGACTTTCAATACCTGTAATTTCCTCTAATATATTGTTAAAAGTATCGTTCATACCTTTACTAAACTTTACTCTAGCTTGTTGAACTTTAGATTTAACATCAAGTTGATCTAACATATTGGCTACAGCTTGTACGTTTTGTAAAGCATCATCAGCAAAATAGAAGTCATTATATCCCTCGCCAACTTTTTCAGCCATCCAAAGAGCTTTAGCTTCAGCTGTAGAGTTGCCTAAACCAGTTATATTATCAATAGGTATATTTAATCCGTTAGCTTTTAAGAAATCAAATATAGCTTTCTGAGCAGCAGGTGGTCTTGCTGTTAATACAAATATATTTTTAGAGCCAAACTTACCCTGTAGCTTTAAAGCTTTTTGAAACAACGGTGCTAACTTACCTTTTACAACTTTATTAAACTCTGAAAAGTCAAAAGTGTAACCTTGATCTAATAAGTTTTCATAAGTACTAGCATATTGCTCTGCGTTTAAAGTACCAGTTGTACCATCTGGTCTAGTAAATTTAACTAACGATTTAGTTGTAGCAAGTGTATCGTCAAAATCTAAAACAGTAATACCTTTTGTTGGGTTATTCGCGGATCTAGAAAATTGCACAGCTTTTTGTATGTTGTTGGAGTTTTCCGCTCTGCTAAAAGGTATCATTACTTTTTCAACAGCTTTGGCAAATTCTACAGCATTTGTAGGTTTTAAAAGATTAACATTAGATTTAACTAACTCGTTATCTATTATTCTAGGAGAAACTCTAAACTTTAACACTCCATTTTGCGTGTCTAATCTAGCTTGAAGCTGCATTTTTATTCCATTTTCCGTTTTAAAAATAGGTATATCGCCTTTAAACGCTTGTACAATAGAACTTGTTAAACCGTCTAAATTACTATTGCCAGTAATCATTCTGTACAAACTTTTTCCTACTTGAATAAATCCTTGTGGTTTATTAGTATATTTTCCATTAGCATAATGCCAAGCAGCATATATTTCGCTAACATCTATATGTTTAAACAGTTCTGTTTTTAAATTATTATCTTGTATATATTTAATTTGTTTTGGAGAAAGTTGGTTGCCATTCTTAATTTCGCCTAAATTATTTTCTTTTAACTTTTTATTTAATTCTTTTAAAGCTATTTGTATTTCAATACCTATTAAGCTATCGTAGGTATCACCATTTTCATTTGTAGTTGGGTTTTCATTAGCGTAGCTTAAAGAGTACTCTCCATTTTCGTTTTGAATTACATTTACAGTTTGAGAAACGCCATCTGCTTCATTCATTTTAACCTCAATACCAAGTATATTTTTACCGTAACTAATATAAGCATCGCCTTGACCAACTCCTTCTTTTACTTTTTTGTTCGTCCTTAGTCTAGAGTTTATATTCTGAACAGCATATTGCAACGATGATATAATCATTTGCTCAAATGCTTGATGGACTTTTATATCATTTTTATTTTTTCTAGCTTTTATTACTGTTTTTAGCACTTTTGTAGCTATTTCGTAATCTGTTAGCCTACTATACCGCTCCGATCTATATGCTTTGTAGGTGAATTCAGCTATAATGGCTAAATCAGATTTTTTAAATTTAGCTTTTTTAGTCCATCTTTTCCAAACCGTAGAGTTTATTTTATACTGACCATCTTCATATGTTACCAAGCCAGCATTAGTCCTCATCTCGTTAGTTAAACTAATTATTTCGCCAGCCATGTTTGATATAATTCTATTTTCATTAGACTTGTTTGAAAATTTAACATCTATATTTCTACTTATAGAAACAGCAAGTTGATCTAAATTGTCTTCAACTAAAGTTTCACCTCTAGCATCAGCAAGTTCTTGCCGTTTTTCAATTATATCTTGTTCTTGAGCGACTTGCATCGTAGCATCATAAGCTAACGCGCCAGCCATGTTTTTTGCTAGTGTATCTTTTCTAGTGCCTTTTTTACCAGACCTTAAACCTGTAACAGGGTTTATTGCTGGTATCATAAAATATGCTAAAAACTGCTCTTCAGTAGGCCTTGCTTTTTCGTACAAGTTAACAGACTTATCTTTAATGTACGCGTTTATAGCTGATGGTGGAAGTAGATTTTGATCAACAGCATCTATAACCTCTTGTTTTGTGGTAAGTTTTTTAACAAATTTAGTGAACACTCTATCAGCTTCAGGTACCTCTCTTTCCATTTGCACTAAGTCAGCTACAAACAAGCTTTCCATTATGTTTTCTCTGTATTGCTTTAAATTAGATCTATACTTAATCGTACCTAAAAAGTTTTTAATATCCTTAAATAAATACCTATTCGCTTGATCTCTTAGGTTTCTTTGTATTTGTCTAACCGTGTCTTTTGTGCTATACGCTCTTAACAAGCTGTTTCTAGCAGCATCTAAAACTTTCATGTATAAAACACCACCTGTTTCTATACCAAGAGCTTTTCTAAACTTAGATTCTTTTTGTTGTTTTACTTTTTGTTTGTCTTCTTTTTCTTGTGCCTGAGCTTGAATAGACATGTCTTTTTCCTCAAGCTGTTTCATTTCGTTAGTGGTTTCAGCTGCAACTTGAATTTTAACCTCACCTTCTTTAGTTGTTTCACCTATTTCTTTAGTGTATTTTATCTCACCTTTTGTTATAACGTTATAAGCTTGTTTTGCTCTATTAGGTATTTGAGGGTTTATATGACCAAATAAACCACTAGAATTTTTTCTTTCAGGTTGATATTTTTCAAACCAAGAAAAAAGCTCTGCATAGGTAGTGTCTAAAAAAGCTTTATTGTTAACGCCTTCGTGTGGTTGAGCTAATATAAGACCATCTAATAAACCTTGTTCTTGTATTTGCTTCCAAATATTTTTAGCTTCAACTTTAAAATAATAGTTACCCTGGCCTTTCTGTTCTAAATCTGTTACAGTACCGTCTTTATCTACAATTTTTTTGCCAAAATCGTTTATAGATTTTGTTGCTGACTTTTGCTCTCTTACTCTGTTGTCTTCTACTTCTTTAGCGTTACGAGCACGAGCTTTAACTTTTCCAGATATTACTCTTGCAGCTAAACCGCTCATTTCGCCTTTTTCAAAACCAGCAACAAAACTAGTTAGCATGTTATATACATCTTCACCGTTTTGTATTTCATTAATATCATCGGCGTTTCTAGTCTTATTCCACATATCCAACAGTTTACCTTTGAAAGATTTGTCTATTTTTTCATTATGAAATTGACGTATATAGTCTATAGCAACAGCTAGCTTTTCTTCGGCTATACTTACTTTGTTTAAGTATATTCTATCTTTGACCTCTTGATCTGTTGGTTTTCTACCAAGCTCTTTTTTTAACTCTTTAGTTACAGCTTCTTTTGTAGTTGCATACTGAGTCAATTGAAACCTACCTTCTTTTTCTACAAATTCAGTAAGCCCTTTAAACCTATTTCTAATATAACCTTCAAATTCATCAACAAGTCCAAGCATATCTCCGTTACCTTCAAGAATTTTACTAAGAACAGAATTATGACCTAGCTCGTGAGAGTGCACTGAAGCGTTGCCAGTACTGTTGTTAGTAGCATTGCTTTTCATTTGAAACTGCATTGGCAAGCCTTGTTTTTTACCAATAGCAAAACCATGAACATAAACGTCTACTTGGTCAAACGTTTGTTTTAATTTATCTTTTAATTCTTTTTTTTGCTCTGCAGTTAAATCAGAGTTGTCAACATGCTTTATAGCTTGCTTTAGCGCGTCATCATTGTTTTCAGCTTGTATACTCTTTATATTTAAGCCTTTTAATATAGCGTCTTCTAAAGTTAACTTTGTAGTTTTACGCATGTCACTAGAGTACATAGCGCTATTTAATATTAAATCTTTTTTACTTTCTAATTTTGATATTTGCTTTGCGTATCTATTTATTAAATCTTTTCTTTGTTTTTCTGAAAGCTTTTTATTCTCGTTAACCTTATCTATTTGGTTTGCAAACTTATTTCTTTTTATTTCTAGATCTATTAAGGTTCTTTTCTCGTTATTTGAAAGTTGATCTACTCTTCTTTCTGCCAAACCTTTTTGTTTTATGTTATCTCTTAGTAGCTCATCCATTTGAGCTCTAACAGCTTTAGCTTGATCTAATGTTTCTTGTGTTCTAGGCCCAAGAGCTATTTGTTCAAAAACCTCCGAAAGTTCTATTAATTTTCTTGTATTTTCATTTATTTTATCCCAACCTTTTGATGGAGTAGCTGCTCTATAAGCTGCAGCTGCTAAAGCTGGAGCATTAAAACCTAAACCAGCCATAGCCGCGCCTGACCAAAAAGCTTCCTTAGTACCATCCATAAGTCCAACAGACTTGTCTTCTAATGCGTATCTATCTAAAGCGTTTTGAAGTACTGACGCAGAAAATTCAGCAAAACCTTCAGATCCAACAGCTTTACCATAAATAGCTAATGATTTTTTGAAACTAAAACTTTTTAAAGTGTACTTACCACCAGCTAAATCTAAAGCTCTTCTAAAACCTTTCATACCTAGTTTTAAGTTTGCTAAAGAAACTCTTTCAGTAATATACTCAGCAAGACCGTAACCTACTCCAGCCGCGTAATATTGAGACATAGAAATTTTACCTTCAGCAAAATCTTTATCCATAGCTGTAAACTTATTACCAGTGGCGCCCGCGGCTATAATACCTAAACCCAAACCATTCATGCTTAGTGTTAAAGCAGTGTTTACCGCTTGTTCGCTAAAAAGATCTAAAACAAACTCTCCTAAATCTTCAACTGATTTTATATCCGTGTCCTGTCTTTTTTGGGTAAACTCATTTATTTTTTCAGATTTATTGTATAAATCTAAAGATTTTTTATCCATAGCATCACCTAAATTACCCATGCCTTTAGCTAGTGGTCTCATAAAATCACTAACTAGCTCTAAATTTTCTTCTGAGTTTAAATCAACATTTAAAAATTTTTCTTCCAGTCCAACTGTTGATTCTTTTAAAGTTTTAAGTAAACCTGATTGAAGCCTTAACACAGTGCTTTCAACTCTATTTTCTGCAACTTGCACTTTACTATAAGTTCTTTTTACCATATCAGCAATATCTGCTAAGCTATCGTAGTTTACGTCTGACTGGTTTAGTTTATCTAGGTTTGTCTTATAAGTATTAAATAGTGTTTTTCTTTTAGCCACTAAGTCGTTAAAATAATCAACTGCTTCTTGAGAGCTTGGCGGGTTTCGCTCATATTCAGACTTTAATGCCTGCAACTCATAATCAATCAAATTCATTTGACCAACAGAAAGTTCTATGTTATCGACTACAACTTCTGCTTCTGAGTTTATTGTTTCCATCTGACTAATATACTCTTTATGCAAAATATTTCTAACTTTTTCATATTTTTCCTCTTGCTTTCCTAAACCAAAAGGTAGCGCATCTGGTGTTTGTTCGATTTTTTCACCATCTTCATTTATCATTACAACAGAAGATTGTGGGCCTAGTATTTTTCTTGCCGAACCATATATTCCAACAGGCCCAGTCCACCAGGGTAAAACATCGCTTTTTAATTCTTCAAAAACCTTTTCTAGGTTTCTACTTTGAATTTTTTCTCTTTCTTGCTGTATCCACTTTTCTTTAGCTTCTTCTATGTTAGATTGATCTTCATTTAAAAAATCTTGAAATGCGTAAACATTCCTTTTTTCAAACTGCCCAAGAAAACCTTTTGTAGCAAGATACTGTGAGGTTGGAGCTTTTTCCGCTAACTTTAAAACCTCTTCCATTTCAACTTCAGTTTTTGCAAGAGCTTTATTTAAACCGTCTTCATATGTTTTTAGTTCTTGTCCATCTAAACCCAAACCAGAAAGCTCCGATGCTAATTCCGTACTGCCGGAAAAATTTACGTTCGGTACTACAGGCGCATCTATTTCCTGAGTACCTTCTGTCTTTCCCATCACGCCAGTTATCCACTCTTCTAAGTTGTTAGCTTTTACGTTGTGGTTTTGTTTTAAATAATCATACACGTTAGACTGTATATTTTTATTATTAATAAAACTATTTTTCCATTCTTCAAAATCTTGCGCTTTAAGGCTAGCGTTTGGATCGTTAGACAACGTGTTCCAAATATTATTTAATATTTCTTCGTTCATATTTATATTTTATTTTAACCTATATTTTGCGATCCCATTCCAAACAACATATCTAATGCTTCTTGCTCTGTAAACTTCTTAATTTTTCTAGCTCTATCTTCCTTTCCATCAAGGTACTCGCCAAGGTTGTTATCCCACTCGTATATAACTTCATTATTAGATCCAGCGTGAAAACCACGTATTTTTCCATCTCCACCCATTCTCCAAGTATTACCTAGGTAATCAAAGAACTTTTCACGTTTTCTCATCTTTGTTATTTGCTTATTCACGTCTAATTGTTGGTTGCTTTTCCATAAACCTCTTCTAAAACCAGAACCATTAGTACCGCCCATAGGGTCAAAAACACCTCTCTTTCCACCTATTTCATAATTACCAGGGATGTCTTTATCATAATTCTCTTTGCTTTTTTTGTTGTAGTAGTTATAGGTGTTGTCGTAATTTTGTTTTTTCAATCCAACGTAATAGTCAGCTAAAAGATCTTTAGACATCGATAGGTTGAAAGCTGTATTCTCAGGGTTTGTTATAGCATCTATTAGAAGCTCGTAGTTTTTCTTAAATTCCTCTCTAGCTTCTGTTGTTTTTAGTTCAGCTAAATCTTTATCAAAATTTATTCCACCAGAATTATCATGATCCATAGCAGCGTAAAGAGCGCCAATGTCAGCTTCATTTTCGCCAACCATAGTTCTTATAGCAGCGACAGATATATCAGCCCTATTAATTAAAGCCTCTCTAAAACTACGATCACCAATAATTTTAGCTCCAGATATATCTAAAAAGTCTTCTTCATTATTTATTTCTTTTTTAAATTCAATTTTTTGACCCTGTAAATAATCATTGTTTTCAAACTGATTAACAGGTGTTTCTGCTCCAGCGTCAATTTTAGCAGTATCAGAAGCTGTATTAAAAAATGCAGCTATTCTGTTATGTTTAGCCGTATCGTACTCCGGTAAACTTTTAACCATTTCATCAAGAGTCATACTAAAATCACCGTCTACCTCATACACTAAATCTTCTTTTTCGTGATCATACCTAACGATAACTCCAGGGTCGTTTTTATGGTTGTCTATATCCATAGCTCTACGCATCGGGTCTAAAAGATGTCCTTTAAATTTAGTTATGTCTTCAACTCTCAAGTTGTCAACTCTACCTCCTAATTGACCAAAAAACTCTCTAGAGTTTGTTACGCTTGATATTAACTTAGCAGCTCTAGCTTCTAATTGTATTCTAGCGTACTCGTTTTCATCGTTGTCATTATCACCATAAGTATTAACTCTTTCAAAATCTTCTTGTATTTTCTTTACACCTTCACGAACAGCCATTATAGTTTCCTCACCTTGATTACCGCCTTTTTTATACATCTCAGAGAAGTTTCTTTTTATAACAGACTTTAGACTCTCAAGTTGTTTTTCGCGGCCTAATTCGTTTTTCTTTCTATCTAAAGCCATTTCTTTTCCAATACCAGAGACTACGTCTAGGTACATTTTACCAACATCTACGGTAGACTTATAGGTTTTAGACATATCAGGCACGTTAGCCGCGGCTTTACTATTTGCAAGATCAAAAGATGCTTTTATTAAGTTTATATCTGATGCCATGTTTTATATTTTTGGTGTGAATATATTGTTATCTGTACCGCCTAGCGTATCAGCGTTAGACGCAAGACCTTGGGCAAAAGTTCCAAAAGCGTTAGCAACTATCTGTTGCTGCGCAACTTGAGCGTTTGCTAGGTTACCTTCCGCAGTTTGAAGAGCTGTGTTAGCCCCAGCAGTTTCACCCATTTGCATACCTAAAAGTGTTGCTTGCCTATTAGCTTCTTGCTGTTGAACGTATTGATCACCTTGTCTTTGCATCGACTGTACGCTAGCAGCTCCTTTAGCCGCTAAAGCTTGGTTTCTAGATTCTTGTTGTCCTATAGACGCTGATATAGCTTGAGTTTGCAGTTGACCTTGGTTTGCCATAGCTTGTGCTAAACCAGCAATACCACTACCACCAGCAGCGCCTTTCATACTTTGCATTATATTTGCTCTTTGTTGAGCACCTTGCTGAGCTTGAAACTGAGCTTGCTGTTGATTAACGGTTAAATCTTCAAAAGTATTTTCCATGTCTGCAAAAGGATTTTTAAACTCCATAGCTTTATACTGTGCTTTTTGTTTGTTTAATAAATCTTGTTGTTTGTTTCTTTCTATTTCAGCATCACCTACAATCTCTTTAGCGTCCAATCTATTTTTATTAGCGTTTATCAAGCTAATCCCAGCGCCTATTCCAGCTACTGCCATTGCACCAAAACTCATATCTTATTTATTTTAATTATTTTTTTCATTTTTTTGATCTTAAATATTCATCGTAATCATCCCAGTTGAACACAACATTTGCTATCTCTATTTCTTTTAAGTCCCGTGTATTTGTTGGATTTGCGTGTACCGTGGTTATAACGCAGTCTTCTACCGCGTAAACTATTCTTTTAGCTCCTCTAGGTGATATTATATAACATGGAGCGATAAACTCTTCTACACCATCTTCTTTTGAAGAAGCTAAAACTCCTGATAGTAAAAAAAAACCATAGCTATGTTTGTGTATCGCTGAAAAACCTAACTGACCTTTCTTCATGCCCATTTCTCGTATATATATACCATCGGCAAATGAATGCTTGTATTTCCAAAAGTCTGGATAAACCAACTCAGTGTTATCACCAACAACTGTTTTTCCATCGGCTATACTAATAAAATAATCTTCAATTTTCTTTACTTTTTCTTTATATGATTCAGCAGGTGTATTGTCAAATATTTCTTGCAACTCGTTTTTAGACATAATTTAATTTAATTTATATATAATATAGTCACAGTTTTGCTTGTTTTTTTACTATGCTGACGTGGAAAGCAGTTTTTCAACGTCAAAATTCAAAGTAGCATTTTGAGTGCCTACTTGCAGTATTTCTATCTCACCTGTTATAGTTGCAATTTTACCAGCTCCAGGAAATGTTAATGTTACACCACTCTCTAAAGTTTGAGCCGCACTAAGAACTATTGTTCCTGCACCCGTAGCATTACCACCACTGCTAACAGTTGGGTCTACAACTTTTGGATCTATACCTATACCGCTAACGGTGCTAATACTATTCATTATACCATTTCTTTCAGTAATCGCAACACTAGTGCTAGCGGAGGAAGCAGAAGTTGTAGTTGTTGTAACCTCGGTTAAAGCTATTTTCAAACTTGTTAACTTTATTTTATAACCATGTAGATCGTAAAAAGTATCAATACCATAGCCTCCTATTTTTATAGTATCTCCAGCAAGTAACAAAGCTTGTTGATTGCTAAATATCAAATTACCAGGTTGAACGGTTATTATTCCATTTACTATAGTTGGAATTTGGTTTTCGGTTTGTATAGCCTCTTTGTAGTTTTTAGAAAAAATTACGTTATTAGATTCAACATAATCTTGGAAATCAGAAACTATTGTGTCAGCTGTTACGTTTGTTCCAGCAAAAAGTTTCATGCCTGGTTTAATATTTAAAACATTGTTAACTGGCCATTGGTAGTTTTTTCTATTGCTAAACTGAATACTTTTATTATCAGCAGCATTTATAGCTACAGATGAGGTTATAGCTGTCTCCGAAACATTTTCAACTATCTGTGGTGACGTTGAGTTTACAGAATCAACCACAAAAAACTTATCACCTATTAAAGGTGTTCCGCTCAAACCATCTACAGTAACATTATCACTGTTGTTAATAACTCCATTTATCTTACCAGTAACTGTTATTGCTGGAAATTCATTTTCACCATTTAACAATTTTGGTTCGCTACCAACAGTCAAAGTTACAAAAGAAACTATATCGTCTTCAGTAGGTTGTTTTATTATTCTAAATGATTCCGTAGACGCTGAAGAGCAGGATATAGAAAAACTTTGTTTAGTATTCGCTATATTTCTAAACAATGATATAGTATCACTAGTATTAGTTAGACTTATAGTTGAACTTGGAGAGTAGTTAGATATAGTTAATAATAAGTTAGTATATTGATATAAAACTTTTTTTAATAGTAAAGAGTTTGATCCAGTGGAAGAGTTTACATCTATAGTATTGTCAGCAAACCTAACCTCCTTGTATTTAGCATGTTCAGTTCCAAGTTTTGCAAAAAGCGTTACGTTATAAACATCGTTGCTGGTCACGGTTGGAAAGTTTATTAAACCTGAATAAACAGATCCAGATATAAATCCATCTAACTTATACTCAGCTGCAGCAAAAGTTTTTGTTTTAAAATTATAATAATAATTGTTTTCGTTTTTTATTTCTAAAGTAAACTCAGAATTGTTGTCACCTAAAATAGTAAACCTTCTAATAGATCCAACACTGGGTATATCAGACAAATCAAGATCAAAAGAGTTTATAGTTTTTTTCATAATTTAATATTTATTTGCTACTTTGTGATATTTCAGAACCAACACTAAAAAGCTCTGCTTTTTTTGTTGAGTTGTTTATAAAGTTAACACTAGCATAGTAACCTAAAAGGCTAGATGTATTTACAGATTTGTCTTTTACAAAAGAAATAAAAGCACCTCCTGGAACTCCATTTGGATGCACCGTGTTATCATATTCAACTGTTATTTGATCACCGTCAATAATTGTAATTGGACCTAACATTTTTGTAAACTGCAAGTCAGTAGTGTCAAAACCACCTAAAGATTGACCGTTGTAAGAAAAATAAACAATATCACCCACTTGAGCGGATGTGTTTATATTGTTAAAGTTAAATGTCATTGATATTATAGCCATATTTTTTTAATTTATTGGGTAGACGTATTACAGTCGGAGTTTTGAGCAACTGCATTTAAACAATCATTTAAAGTTGCAAAGGTAGTTGCATTGTTGCCAGTAACTTGATCACAAGGAGACGGCTGTTCACAAGCGCAACCTGGTATGCCAGCATTGTTTTCCACGGCATTATAACCTATGTTATTGTTAGGTACACCTGGGTATATGCATTGGTCGTCATCAGTACAAGGAAATGTATTTGCTAACGCTTGATCAAAAAAGCAAGAAAGTGGATCTGTACAACCACCAAACACACAACTGTTATCATCCATAGAAACACCGTCAGTACAAGGTGTTGTAGAGCCAGAGTTCAAAGCTGTTGAGCAGTCAAAATTACAAGCTGTTGCTGTCATACACCCGTAAACATGCGCGCAACTACCATCGTCTTGACACGCACTTGGGTTATAGTTTGGATAAGCTGGATCAGTACAACCAGAGATATAACAACAGCTAGTTGGAGTTGAATCTACAGTAGCTGTAGCGTCATAATTCAGCGCAGTAGAATCCATACAACCAACGATGTTTGGTATACATGTTCCATTATCTACATTTGCTAAAGAATTATAGTTTAATGCTGTAGGATCTATACAACCATAAAAAGCAAGTATACATGAAAGATCATCCACAGTAGCTACAGGATTATAATTAAACATTACATTGTTTCCGTTAGCATCTGTACTACCGTCCGTACACCCAGGTATAGTGTAAGCGCAACAACCATTACCTTGAGGCGTCGCACTGCTAGTATCACCACACTGTATCGTACAAAGATTGCTAATGTTTCCGTTTATTAAACTGATACAAGGAGTTCCCATTTGGCCAACTCCACCGGTACCAGTTTGAGAACCATAATTATCAGCTGGAAAAGCATTGTCCATACAACCAGCGCACGTAGCGTAATTACACGGCGTTGAATCATTAGCTTGAGGATTGTAATCACAAGCGTTTGGATCCATACAACCTTGTATTAATATTGGAGAACCAACTAAAACAGTTATGTTTTCATTATACTCACATATACCGCTAACACCATACTGGTTAGGGCCGTTTAAAACCTGAACTGTGTATACACCTGGAGCTAAATTAGAGAAAAGTATAGAGTTTGAATTTACAAAGTTATATAAACCTGAGTTTGGAGTAAAAGTATAAACAGCCACAGCGCCACTAGAGTCTAACAACTCTATTGTAAACGGAGTGTAAGTTTGACCTTGAGCAGTTGGATTAGGAAAGTTTACATTTACTTCAACGGCAATTTGACCGTCATTTGTGTTTGGCGTTGATTCATTTATATTAGTAATAGCAACAGGATTACCATTGTAAGGATAAACGCCACCTTGTACCCAATCGCAAGCAATACAATTACTAGGATCGTTTATTTGAGCTGATGGGTTGTAGTTTGCTTGTGTAGGATCAGTACAACCAACACTGTAAGCACAAGAACCATCGTCATTATTTGCAGCAGGATCATAGTTTGTAGCTAAGTAACCTGTTATGTTTGGTCCAGAAGGTGGTATATTTCCATTGATATCTGGATTAATACCAGGTGTATCATCTGTACATCCGTCAAAAACACAAGCGTTAGGATCACTAGTGTTTATATCAGAGCTAGTACCTGTTGGTTGTATGTAGTTAGATGCCGTAGGATCCATACAACCTGTTATAACTGGTATGCAATTACCATCATCAACAGTTGCTGTGTTATCATAATTAAACGCCGTAGGATCTGTACAACCTAAAGCTACAGCAATACATGAACCATCATCAGCAATATTTACAGGTATATTGTTGGCCGCAGCGTAATTGTAAGCAGCTGTAAAGTCTGTTGTGTTTAGAGCGCTATTGTCTGTACACCCCATCCACAGACAAGAGTTGTCACTAACATTTGAAGCAAAGTTATAATTAGTAGCTGATGCATCCATACAGCCATAAACAGCAATTCCAGTATAAAAACAAGAACCATCATCTACATTTGATAACGAATTATAATTTGTTGCAGAAGCATCAGTACATCCATATATTGGATTTGGAGGTGGTGGTGGTGGGTTAAAACAACTACCATCATCTACAGTCGCGTTTGGATTATAGTTTGCAAAAGTGTTATCTGTACAACCAGGAACTGGTACAGCTACAGGTCCATCATATACTCCTAAGCCCTGTATACTAAAACTAGCTTGATCAAAAGAAGAGCTGCCGTCATTATTAATATGTATTTGATTGCCCGTTGACAACTGAACGTTTTTACCTTTTATATAATTAAACCATTTACCTTCTTTTTCTATAAATTCATTTACACTACCTTTTTCTTTATCTGTAATTATATTATTTACATACCAACCTTTTTTAAGCGTTAGATTGTAGTACTCATTGTCACTTAAAGTCACGCCAGTGTTAGGGTTTGTGTTAGAAACAAATTGATCAACTTTAGACTGACTACCCTCGTAGTTTATTGTTTTGTACGATTTAACAACGCTAGGCGCATCATTTAAAATAACTTCTAGCGATGAGTAGTCGTTTTCAGTATGAGCGCCGTAAAACTTGTTTCTAGTTTCAGGAATTGTTTCGACGTGGTGCTTCCATATTACACCATTTTTTATTGTGTAGTAATCGTTAGCGCAGCTAATAGCATTTTCAGGAACAAATGACTTAAAACTAACCCAACCTCTAACTGATTCGCTAAAAGAAACAGTTGTTCCAGTGTTAGGTAGAGTTACATTGTATTCGTCTTTTTTATCATCATAACTACCTATAATTTTATCGTTAGACTTTAGATTATCCTTAAAATAATCTTTCATACCATGCTCTGATATAGGTGTTAACCCATCCATAGATAACCTAATAACCTTCCCTCTTACTTTGTCAGTAAAGTAAACTCTATAGGATTCTGAAGCAAATGATTCTGGGTTTGTAGATATACCAAACTCTCCAACAAAAGGAATACTCTGTCCTAAAACCCTTTCGTTAGCGGTTAATTGAGGGTTTCCATCAGCATTAAACAAAGCATCTTTATTTGCTAGTATTTTAATCACTTTATCTTCACATAAAGCAATTAAATCAGAATCTCTAGCGTGTAATTTTTGAATACTACCATAAGTAGGGTTTAAGTCTTTTGTTATTTTTTCAGCAGCTATAAATTGATTTAGATTGTTAACGCCAGAGTTAGAGTTGTATAAACCAGAAAATATTAAACCGCTTTTTCTACGTTCTTCTTCATAAGGCTCTAGAATAGTTGCAGAGGCTATAGCTCCATTATCTATAGACACAGAATTAAAGTCATCTCTTATACTATTAGATTCTACGCCATTGTTAAAGGAAAAACAGTTACTCCAAGACAATCCATTAAGCAGCCCTAGTTTAAACGGCCTAACATAATATTGAAAATAATTAGCGGTACCAGTTGTATTTAAGGGGTTTGTTGGTCCATTAGGAAAAGTAGCCGAAGCTGCTGATTGCCAAAACTCAGCTTGAGATTCTGATCCATCATCTAAAGTAAAACGTATAATATCTTCGTTTGCAAACGTCAAAGGTTTGTTTGTTACTAAAACTATAGAGTTACTAATTTGTCTTTCTTGCCAATCAACAACTGTAGTGCCAGGTTGTATTAGCACAGAAGGATCGTCAGGTCTTATCAAACTACCAATAGGCATTTTTAATAAAGCATTGTCTTTACTTATGGAAAAAGGGTAAGACCTACTAGCTTCATAGTAAATGTCAAGACCGTCGTTTTGTTTTGGTTCGGTCTCCCATATAGAGGGGTTCAAACTAGAGTCAACACCAAAACCATCAAAAACCGTCTGTGCTTCTAAAAACACTATTTTAGCAAAGTCGCCAGTTATTGTTGGTGTGTTCCAGTTACCAGCATAACCAGGAACATTACCAATACTCCCATCTGTAGGAGTGTAACCACTTGTACCTATATCTTTATCTAACAGTACGCTAATAGTATGCCTGTGATTTGCATTTGCAGTGTAATTAACACTATCGGATATTGGAGTTGAGCCGTCATGAGGGTAGTTTGAGCTAAAATTTGGATCAGCCTGAATTGCACCAGGGTAAGTATCGTCATAAAAACCTTCAGAATAATTTTTCTTTGATTGTATTCTAAAATCTAAAATAGTAAACACTTCCTCGGTAGGATCGTTATCAAATCTAAATTTGTTACCTATAGTACAAAGTTCAAACATAACATCACGTTGCGCATCGTCTAAGGATGTTAATGCTAACTGCGCGTCGTTCCAAGTTAAATACCCAAAACCGTTTGGATCATGAGGAGTAAAACCTAAACCACCTTGGCTAGGTTTCCACTCATTTCCAATACCTCCTATTATAGATATATCAAGAACGTTGGCGGGCGAAGCACCTGCTCCGTTGCCCTCGTGATAGTATTTGTTTTGAGATAAAGAAGTGTTGTTTAACAATGGTTCCCATACAACAGCAGCTATTCTATCGGGGCAAGGGTTAGTTAAATTAGATGGGATACCGTTAGTTACACCACTTACCGTTTGGCATCCAGTGTAATCAGTTAGTTGATCGCTATATGTCTGGTTGTGATAAGCGTATAAAGAGTTTAGGTTTGTATCAACGTTACTGTAGTAATCTAAAGTTGGTTGAGGTGAAGATGCAGAATCCCAACCTCCAAAAAGAGCAACTTGATTTCTTTCTCTAGTTTCACTATCATCTACAAAACGAGTTTGAAAAGCCTCTCTAAAGTTATAAAACGGAGATATACCAGTAGCAAAAGCTTCGTCAATAAAAAAACCTTTTGCCGTTGTAGCGTTTAACTTATCATGTATGTAAGACCAAGCTGATGGATGGTAATAAGCGTCAGTTGGTATAGGTACTCCACTTACACCACCTGGATATCTAGCGCTAGCCCAAGGGTGTGGCAAAGCAGATATTTGACTAGAAACTGTTGTAAAAAAGTTAGAGGAAATATTACCTTGACCACTAAAATCTTCTTGTGTAAAATCTTTTACATAACCAAGATCTTGTTGAAGTTTAGGAACTAAAGTTTGACTGCCCATTTGGCTTAACACTTGTTCGTAGAAACTTATATCTTTTAGTATTTTAACAAAAAACCTACCAGCAAACTCTGCTAAGTTATCTCTACGTATTAGTTTTCTAAACTCTAAAACTGGCGCGCCGTTTGTACCTTCGGCTGTAACTGTACCAACTTGATCTGTGAAAAAGAAACTTGAATCGTTCTCCCAAGCTTCTGATAAATGTATAGTGAAATCCTGTTGCTGTGCTGATGTAGTAGGTAAAGTATCAAGAGTTACTCCGTTTTTGCCGTAATGAGTTATTTTGTTTATTTTTCTCCAAGAAGTAACATAGTTGCCTTGTACAAAGTTTGATTTAAAAGTATTTATCCTAACCTCTACTTCATACTCATCACTTATTAAATCACTAGGTCTTAAACGACCTACACTACCGCCAATACGATTAACTCCAGTTGGAGTAATGTCGCCTTTAACATGTAGTTTTTTAGTGCCAGGCAAGCCATTTACTAAGACGCTGTCAGGGTAAGCACTAGTAGTATTGTCAACAAACAACAAGCCCGTTGTTGTAACAGGAAGTCCACTACCACCATTATTAGCGCTTGTAACAGGACCTTCTACAATTTTTGCTAAATCTTTTTTATCTACCTTTATAAAATTAGGGGCTTCGTTTTTAATATCAAGAATTTTATATCTATAATCAGCTAAAACTAAATTGCTAGAGTTTTGTTCTTTTTTTAATATTAAATAAGTGTCAATATCTACTTTGTTTCTTTCTGAAGACGGAAAAGAAAGCCATATATTACTATCTTCAGCATCGTAGAACCTATCCATAGACAAATTATAGTACTCTGTTGACGTTTCTTTCACGTAGAACTTATAAGATTCAACCCAATCAGGAAGTTGATACCCATCAGTGGTTTTCCAAGAAACTTTAAATCTATTATTTTTGTCCGCGTTAGCCTTAGATAGAGTCACCTTATTCTGCTCGCTAGTTATAACAGGTGTTTCTCTACCATATTTGTCAGAAAAAACTAAACCTACCTCGTAGTCTCTTATAGATTTTATACTTTTAAATCTTTCGTTATTTGGATAAGGAGATATAGATGTGCTTATTGATATATTTTCTTTTTCTATATTGTAATTTTGTAAGTAGTTACCATAAACCAGCCTACTCCCAACTATATCTTGACCTAAAGCAGCCCTAGGCACATTATCATAGCTTCTTAGTATTTGCTCAGAAGATATTAAAGCGTTGATGTTTTCTGACGTTATTATGTATTCGTAGTTGTCGTCTAATTTTTTAGGATTCCAAATAGAAGTATCAGCCGGAACTGGAAGTTTTTGAGGTAGGTTTGTTATTGTTTCTAAAAGATAAACATTAGGAGAATCTGACTCTTTATACAGTATATCTATATCTATAACGTCTTCTGGTATATCTAAAGTTATAATATCTTTTAAGCTAACAGAGGTAATACTGTTTTCCATGCCAATATTAAAACCTGTTGTAGCGTTATACTCATAGTTGCTGGGAACAAAAGCAACATCAGAGAAAGGTGAAAAAGAAGAATACTGACCGTCTTTATATTTATATCTAGTCGCGAATCTTGGGAATTTTAGTTTGTATAATACTTTAGAATTATCTAACAAGTCAACAGCGTAGTCACTACCTAATGAATTACCAACAAATTGTTGTACAATTATAGATACACTTGTCATACCGCTAGCTGAAGAACTACCTATAGAGACTATAGAACCAGACAAAGTGTAATTAGAGTTTGTTGATATTGGAAAAAATGAAGTTATATTTGTTGACAAGTAAGAGCTTAATAGTTTAAAAGCCAAAACATCTCCAATTTGATAGTTTAATTCAGTTGTAAAGGGAGAAGTTATATCTATAGTCAAAGTGTCTCCAACCCCAGCATTAGCAGTAGGTACTTGATACGCTATACCATAAGAGTTACCATCTCTACCTTGCTTTGAATTTATTATAGGAGGGTTTTTAGGTGCATTTTTAATAACAGTAACATGTTTTTCCCTAGCTGGAACTAATATGTCTCTTTCCTCAACAAATATATCTGTATGAAAATTACCAGTTTGATCAGTACCTTTTATGCTGTCTGTAATATTTATACATTTTGGTTCTGAATAGTTATCAGTCCAAAATAAAAGATCATCAATGATATTTATTCCAGTTATTAAGTTTTTTCTATCTAACTGTAATGTTTTAGATTGAAAAACCCAGTGTGTAACAATCATTTGAATGGGAATCCAAGCGCTAGGACAATTTGGTGGATTAACTAAGTTAGGAGCGTAAGTATACGTGTTGTCCGCCGCGATACAACCAAAACCTCCAGTAGTGTTATTTAGTTGAACTATACCCTGTATTCTTTGATCTCCATTAACATCTGTCCATGTTCCAACTTGCTCAACACTTAACACAGAGGTGTTTGGCCAAAAATTCATTATTTCGTTAGTGTGAGGGTTTAACCCGACGCCAACAACGTCCATACCAGCTGTTATATTTGTAACATCACCAACTTCTAATTGAAATATCGTAGAATTATTAAAACCATATCCAGTACCAAAACTAGAAAACCCACTTGATATAGTGGGTGTAAAAGAGCTAGAAGGAGCTACGTCGCTAGCTAACACCTCAAACTGACCACCGTCTGTTGAACCTATATTAGCATCCCAAGCATTTATAGTAACAGACGCTTTGTCTACAAAAACCAACTCAGCGTTGTTGTTTTTATACTTAACAATAGCGGATTTGCTTTCAACAATCCAATTAAAACTATTATAATTCTGAAAGTTAGTTGCTATAACGTTTAGTAGTGGTGATGAGTTTGTATGAACAATTTGCTGTAAAAGAACATTGCCTGATTGTGTTATTTGATCTTTCCAAGTGTACTCAGCTAACATCCAGTAAAGCTCATTTTTAGCTTCATTAGATATAGAACCTACACATATGTGGTTGTTGAATAAGCTTAACGCATCGTTTATAGGCAAACCTGGTGTTATGGCAAGACTATTACCTAGTATATTTTGAACGGTACCAACATCAGACCCTTCTGAAGTTGTAACTTGAATATTAACAGCGTGTCTATAATCTCCTTTAGGAACAAGACGCTCGTCTACATCTTTGTTCATTTTACCACCGGTAAACTGATTCTTAATCTCTGGCATATACTAGTGTTTTATTTGCTTAGATTTGCCTCTAAGTATTTGAGTTAATTCTTCTAATTTTATATTTGATAGTCTTAGCTTAGCAGTTCTTACTGCTGCAAATCTTTCTTTTTTATATCTTTGAACTACATACTCTTGAACGTCCGACCTCGAAGAAAGCACTGCATATGCTATACACTTGTACATAGCTTCTTCCGCGAACTTGTGTACTTGCATTTCGTCGTTAGTACCAAGACTATCACTTATGTAATCTAAGATCACAGTTTTTCCTGAAATATTAGAGCTAAAATGAATTTTTCCAACCAAATCGTCTATATAAAAAGAGCCATTAGCTTGAGCGTGTTGAGGGTCAAGACCATATCTATTACCATTAATAGGCCAGTAAGTATCATCCTCGTAATCGTCATTGTTGTTTTCTGATGGGCTTTGAGACTTGTAGTTATCCCAAGTTGTAGAGTTTGTTTCGCTAGATAAAAAACCAACAGCATCTCCAGAACCTATAGTCTTAACCGCAGCGTGCGAAAGCTCTACTGTAGTGCTGCCAACACCAACAACGGTTATAGCAGACTTACCACTGTTTATGGAGTTGTCATTAACAAAAGAAGGGTGGTTAATAACCATACCCTCTTCAATACCAGTGACATCGCTTATGTTTAATGCTGTATCGCCAATGCTACCAGCACTTGTTGTTGTTGTTGATATTAACTTAGTATTACCAGCCATAAGTCCAGCAGAGTTAATAAAGTTAAACCTAGTAATATCTAATCTTTCGTTTGTAGAGAATAGAGCTAGCTTAGTATTTGTGCCGCTTTTATTTTCTAAAGTTATAGATGTTATACCACTCGTAGTAACTACATTGTGTATAAAGCTTGCTGGTGGTAAACTTGGACTAACAACTCTCATGCCGTGTATTAATATATCGCTATAATCACCGTCTAAAACAACTACGTTTGAACCAAGTGTTAAAGTACCAACAGGATTTATTTTAAAATCACCATCTTCGTTTTGATAATATTTTGTAGGGTTGTTTGTTTTGTTTGTTTTGTAGATAGGATGTTTTACACCTGAAGAATCTACCCAACTTAACTTAGTGTAATTTACGTAGCTTTGTGGAAGTGGAATCTGTAAAGTTGGAGGTACCACTACTTCTTGTGATTTTATAGATTTTAATGTATCAAAAGAAAGTTCTTGCAAAGCTCTTTGGGCGTGAAAAGCTATATCAGCTCTTTTAGCTCGAGGTATAATTTTATCTTCTCCAACATAAATAACTTTAAACTGAGTTATAATATCGTCTAAAGAAACAAATTGATATCCTCCAAATTCATTACTATCATAATAATCTTTTTTAGTTTGGTTTAATAATGCCATTTGTTATTTTTATTGTTGTTGTTGAATGTTTTCTAAAGCATTACCGGCTTGTTGAATGTCTAGCTGCTTTGTAGTTATACCAGCAAACTTAAGTATTTTGTACACTAACTCAGACTCCTCAGATGAATGTAACTCAAAGTTAGTAGTTTTAGTATCGCTACTATCGTGTAGTGCTTTACCACCCACCACAAAGTAGCCCCAAGAAACCTTAGCTGGTTTTTGAAAATAAAATATTCCAGTAGGAACAACTAAAATGCCGTTGTCTGCAACAACTCTTATTTGGTTAGCTCTTATATTAGCTATAGGTCTAGAGTTGCTAGGTCTTAATAATGCTGGTCCATTTCTAAACTCATTAAAATCATTGGTACTCAAAAGCTCGCATTCGTTGTCTAAATACTCTATTCTATTTACTCTATAAACAACATTAGGATCTATTTTTTTAACTCTAGTATTACTACCAACATTAGGCAGTGTGTTTATAGCGTTTATACCATAAACTTTTTCGAATATTCTAACTCTTTCCTCTATAGTTTCATCCAAATCTAAATACACTAATGAGTTTGTGTCTTTTTTAGGAGCATTCATGACGTTGTGAAAGTATCGTTCAAATATTTCTAATTGAGCTTGGTTGGCAAACAAATTAAACTCCTGTGGAGTTATATATCCTCTTTGCTCTTTATTAGCAAAAGCTAAAACCTTTTGGTACACCGTGTCTATGCTAATCATAATTTCTTTTTAATTATTATAAGGAAACAATCTGTTTAAAGTGTCTTGACGTTTAGCGCAACCACAGTCTTTACCTACTACCTCGCTAACTTTGTCTACAACTTTTTTAATTCCAGTTGCTTTTGTTATTTTAGCGACAGTGTCGCCTAATCCTTTTGATTTATTTTTTTCCATATAATATAATTTGTAGTTTGCAATCGCCCCGTAGAGCGACTGCATCTACAGTTAGATTAATTTAATCTTTTTTCAATATTGGAGTAAATATCCATTCCTTCATCTGTTTTAAACCAGTGTGCTAAAGCAGTGTATGGGTGCTCGTCGAACGGTATAACCATTAACTTTCTTCCATTACTACCCCACAAAAAGTTTCTTTGATCAGAAGATAATCTTAATACACCTTGTTCAACAGCTCTAATACCAAAGTTTCTTAACATTACGTTTTCATCATCCGCTAATTCTAAGAACAATTTAGGATTATTACGAGCAAATACAAGTAAATCTCTTCTAAGTTCTTTAGAGCTTAAGCTAGACACCTCAGATCCTTTTTCTACGCGCATAATAGCTTCTGCCATATCTATATCTACATTTTTGGCTGCTACTAAAGCGTCAACCTGCATGTTTAATACATCTATTTCCTCTTCAGCTAATTTAGCTGGTTTATATTCGTAGTAAATTTGATCTTTATGTGGGTGGTACAAGCTTAATAGTTTTTGTAAAGTCTGCTTGTTTTTTGGAACAAACAAACTACCGGATCTAAAAATTATATGCTCTAGCCTTTGATCACCTTTCATCTCATCTACAAATGAAGTTTTTTGATTTTGACAATACTTAAGTTCTCTTTCGTAACCTTTTTCTTCGTCAAAGTAATAAACGTTTGCAGCTTTAATTGCTCTAGATAAAGGTTTTTTATTACCTTTTAAATAATAAACTCTATCTTTTATTTCCCATTCATTAGAGGGTTTAATTCTTTCTCTTACTTCTGGTTCTTGAGTTACAGTTTCTTCAAAAAATTCTGTAACTGTTTTTTCTATATGCTCGTCACCAGGGTCTCCCTGTGCTAACACTTTTTTTGTTTTTTTTGCCATAATATAATATAATATAAATTAATAAAATAAAAGGACCGAGGCCGAAGCCCCGGTTCTTTAAAATAATTGTGCTTAGTTCATTAACATGAAGTTGTTAGCACCTTGTGTAACTAAACATCTTTCTGATAACATGTGAATTTGCATTGCATCTAAAGCAGATGTAGCAGCTCCAACAGAACCAGTAACCCAAGTTTTTAGTCTTCTATCGTCAGTTTGAGAAGCTCTATAACGAACATGTAAGAAAGGTCTCTTAAGATTCTTTCCTAATTGTTGGTCATAAACAGTAGAAGTTCCAGCAGGAACAATTACCCCTCTAATTGCGTTAGCAGCATTAGCAGCGTTAATACCACCTCTAGTAGCTTGGTCGTTTAAGTATCTAAAGTCAGACTTGTAGAAGTCATAAGAACCTCTTCTGAAACCAGAAAAACCTAAGTTTAATGCCATATCTTCAGAATTGTCAAACACTCCGTAAGAAGTACCGCCAGCTCCGTAAGAATTCATAGAAGCTAACATGTCATCCATTGCTAACGAAGTAGCTCTGTTTACAAACATCATGTTTTCTTCAATAGCACCTTGCTTATCAAACTCAGCTAAGATAGCGTCAAATTCAGCTAAATCAGTTGCAGCGTTAACACCAGTAACACCAGAAGTCATATTACCTCTTGCTTCAATAGCAGCGAATAAACCTTCTGTACCAACAGATTTAGTACCATCAGCTCCATATAAAGCATCTTCAACTAAATTAGAAGAAGCATCAAGACGATCAATTTCACCTTCTAACATTGCCATTTCTAAGTAGTCGTTAAAACGAGCTCTTGTATCAGCTTCAGCTTTTAAGTACCACAAGTAACCTGACTGACCAGTTTCACCAGTAGTTTCAATCCAACCAATTCTAGCTGTATCAGAACCTGATACTTCGTAGTAGTCTTTCATAATGATTGGTTTGTTACTAAAAGTTTTGAACTGAGGTTCGTTAGCGCCTCTTGATTGCACAGTAGCATCATCAGTGTTATTGTAACCAACACCTTTAGCATATTCAGAACCATAAACTAAAAGAGTAGTTGCGAAGTCAGCAGTGTTTCCTGAAGTTGGTATTGTAGTTGCATCGTAAGTTGCAACAGTAATGCTTAAACCATTAACAAGAGTTACTAAACCTTTAAAAACTCCAGTAGGAGCAGCTACGATAACCGTATCGTTTAATCTAACACCGTGGTGTGTAGTTGTTGATATTGTATTACCATCAATATCTTGTTGGATAGTAATAATGTTGTTAGTATCTATATCACACTTGTAAGATAGATGTAAACGACCTTGTTCAGACCAAATAACTTGATCAGCCTGCATCGCTTCTTCAGCTCCTACTTGTGAAAGAAATCCTGATATAGTTCTCGGTCCGAAAACTTCAGCTTCTTTCTCCATAAGATCTGGTAAATATTGTTGAGCCCAACCCATATCTGTGTTGAAATCTAAGTAGTTTGTAGCTAGTGTTTGCTGTATTGGAGCTGGAACACTATTCAAACTACTACCATTTGTAATTGCCATAATTTTTTAATTTTTAAATTTATTGTTTTTAATTTTAAACTTAAAATCAGAAGAGTTACCGCCTAACACCCTTACTTTTACACCTCCAGCCTCAACAACCCCATGACTTTGTCTTGGTGCCATATCTACGTTTTTAGCATTTGCAACGCTATTTTTCATAGCATCAGCTTTTCCTTGTTCGTAAAAGTGTTTTGCAACAGCATCTGCGTTCATAGCTGTGTATAGAGATTTATGATAACCTTTAGCATCTGATAATGTATTATTTTTATCTAAAAACTTTTTAGTAAAATTATTTATATCGCTTTGTGTTGTTTTAACCTCTTCAGCATTGTTTACATTAAACCTGTATTTTTTATCACCGACGTTATATTCAAAACCTTTGAACTTGTCGTTAAAAACATTATTTGTTTTTTGTGTAAAAATATCAGTATTTTTCTTTGCTGCTTTTTGAGTTACTTCCGACTCCTTGTTATATCTATTAAAGAAATCAACTGCTTTTTGCTGCTCATTAGTGAGCTTGCTTCCAGCTTTGATGTCTTCATAGTATTTGGACTTTTGCCCGTCCAAGTGGCTTTTAGCGTTCGCAACTTGCTCTTTTAACGCTAACCTTTTTCTTTTTATATCTATCTCCTCATCTTCCTCTTCATCGTAAGCGAACTGATCGTCCATCATGAAGTTTATTTCTTCATTGTTTAAGTGAGGCTTTGTTTGTTTGTAGTACTCATACAGCAAGTCTTCGTTTTCTAATTTGCTATAGTCTTTATTCAACTGAACATAGTCGTTTAGATCCCCACCGGTCTCCTCCATAAATTCCATTAGCTTTTGGATATTTTCTGGAAGTGGTTTTCCCGTGGCCTCAGCTTCCGCAACGGCTTCTTCAATTTTCTCTTCAACCTCCGCAACTTCTTCTGTAGATTCTTCAGTAATCTCTTCTAATACTGGAGCTTCTTGTGTTTCTTCTTCCGGTTGTACTTCTTCTTGTTTTTGTGTGGCATCGGCATTTTCATCGACTCCAGCCACTCCCTCGTTGACAGGGTTATCTTCTTTAACTTCATCTTCTTTTGGTTTTGTTGGTTTTGCTAAGTCAACCTTAGTAAGCGTTTCTTCAACTACTATAGGTTTCATTTTCATTTTTTCTTTAACCTTAGTAACGTTTCCTTTTGTTTCAGTGTTATCAGGTTGTTTTTCTTTTTTTGCTTTTACTTTAATCTTGCCATTATCGTTGTCTACGATTGGCTCTTCTTTTTCTGCCATAATATAATATAATAATAGTTAATAAATTTATCTAGGGTCAAACGAACCTAAATCAAATCCTCCACCTAGTATATCATTACCTGCGGATTCAAAGTTTTTAGGTGGTTTACCACTATTTCTTTGGTCAATCATTTCTGATTGCTGTGTTGCTTGTATTTTTGTTCTTTCGTCTTTACGATCTTCTTTTTCTTTTTCGCCTTGTTTTTTAACAGAAGACTCCACACTCTTTAGTTGCATGTTGTATTGAAACTCTAGACCCATAAGTTCTTTTTTCATTTGAACTTCCTGCATCATACGTTGAGATTCTATTTGACCTTTAATTTGTTCAAGTTGAGCTTGACTTTCAGTCACAGCTTGGTTTTTTTGAACCTCAGCTTGAGCTGCCATCTGTGCTGACTGCTGGTTTAACTGTGCTTGTTGTTCCATGTTTTGCTGTTGCAACGCTTGGTCTCTATTCAACTTCTTTTTTCTACGTATTTTTAATAGTTGGTTTGCTAACTTTATATTTTTTATCTCTCTAACATCTATAGCATCAGCCAACTCTATAACTTGTTGTTGCAAGGCCATCTGAATGTTGTTTTCTAACATCATTCTTTGCTCTTCGTCTGGTTGTAAGTTTATAAATATACCAAAGTCATAAAGATGTAAGTCTCCTATTTCTTTTAAAACTTCAACGTTATGAACACCTATAGCTTGTATAAAAGCATCTTTAGTTGGAGAGTACTCTATAATATCAGATATTCTAAGAGATAAAGATTCACAAACTTCAGCAGTTAAAAACAAACCAGACTGCAATATGTGTCTTGTTGCTGTGTTTGAATTTGCAGCGGCTAGCTTTTGAACGCCAACTAAAGCGTTTTTATCTGGCATACTACCATCTCTAGCCTCGTTAAGCCCGGTTACATCTCTTATCATTTGTAAGTAGTAATTGTAATTACCAATAAGAGCTTGCATTTTATTACCACCACTACCTGATGTTATTTCTTGAATAGGTACTTTGCCTGGGTTCATATCACCTTCTGACGTAAAGCTTCTACCTATAACAGATCCTGTTTGAAAGAACATGTTTAAAGCTTCTTGTGGGTTGTAATTAGTTCCATTGCCTAAATCAACTTCAGCTAAACCATCAGCATCAAGATAAACACCATCTGGAACCATTCTTGATAATACTTGTTGTAACTTTAGATGTGTCAATTGTATCATATCAGCAAAACCAGTAATCTTTTTAACAAGTGAGTCTATTCTACCATCGTACATTCTAGGAGCTACTATAGAGTAATTCATCTTTACTTTAGTAAAATCACTTTTAGGCCTCATCATGTTTTTAGCCATTTCCCACTTTAATAACTTGCTAGTACCAAGTATCATAGCTCCATCATAAAGACACTCTATTGATCTTAGCATTCTACCATATCCACCTTCTTTATCATTAGGAGGATTAAAAGAATCATCTTTTTGTATAACTTTATCAGCACCAGTAGCGGTTTCTTTTACTTTATAAACTTCATTCATATAAGTTTTATAGTTAAAGTATAAAACCTGAATAGTATTGTTATCTTCTTTTTGGTAAGTGTGTCTTGAGTTATAATTAGACCTACTGTTAGATTTGTTTTTCATTATATCTTCAAGATCCGCTTCATTTAAGTGAGGAAATTGTTTTGCCAACTCGTTTACTGGTATCGTTTTTACCTCACCTACATAGTATATGTCATCAAAGTATGGTGAATCAGAGTAAGAATAGACTAAGTTTGCTGGATCAACGTAATCTACAGTCACGCCTTCAGATGTGTTAAAACAAGTTTTTACCGCTCCAATTCCTAGAACAGTTAAATCGTAGTAAAATTGCTTTTTAATAAGCTCGTATTTGTTGCCTTCTAAAAGAGTGTTGATTGCTTGTTCTTCTGCTATCTCCACTGATTGCTTATAAGAAAGCTGCATGTGAAGATCTAACTCTTCTTGCGAATCAGGAAGTTCTTCTACTTGGCTTTTTCGCATTTTTAACCTTAGAGCTTGCTCTATGTTGTTATTAAAATCTTTTAGTTTCATGTCGCTTTGTATATTCTCCATATACTCAGTTCTTTTAGCCACGCCAAAAGGATCTTGCGAATAAGCTATAACGTCATAAGTTCTTTCGGCTATACCATTAACAACTATATCTACAAATTTTGATATTATAGGTATAGGTTTCCAGTCTAAATTAAGATAAGACAGATCACCGTTTATAGATAACTCGTCTTTATATTTTTGTATTGACTGCTCACCTCTAGCATACAACCTTAAATTATGAAAATCGTTTTGGTTAGTTCTATATCTATTATGATTTTTATCATTGTTAAACCACTCTTGCTCTATTGCTTTACCTACTTTCAAACCATAATCGTAGCTTAGCTTTTCAGCATCACTAACTGTTTGACTCGGGAAATAACTTCTAATGCCAGACTCTGCCATATTTATTATTTGATTATTTGTGAATTTGTTCCAGTATTACTATACTTAGAAATGTTTATATTTAGTTGTGGTTTTTCAACCTTTGCATTTGGCGCATATAAATGCCTGTTGTTAGCCATTATAGCTAAACCAGAACTTATAGACGCATCAAACTTTGTTCTTTTGTTTATATCAAACCTGCTCCAATCGTTTAGAAGCTCGTTAAAATATAAGTCTCCAAACGTTCCATCTTGCTTCATGCCTACATGGTCTTGTATATACATCTCAATAGCAGCAGCATGTGCTTGTTTTATATCTTCGCTAGAGTTAGGTATACCACCTACTTCTTTTTCTGCAACAGATAATTTATTCCATACTTTATCAGGTCTATTCATACTAAACCCTCTATATCCTCTACGCCTTAGGTAGTACAAGAGACGAGGTTTATTGTTTTCTGCGAGTATAGGCATCCCGTAAAATACTAAAGCCATTAGAACGTCCTCAAAGAACATCTCGGCTGTTGGTGGTCTTGACAAGTATTCTAAAAAGAAACTGTTAGCTGGAGCGTCTTCCATACTGAACCTAGTTAAACCGTGTAAAGCCCCTTTCGATCCAACTCCATCTACTGTACCTGATATATCGTAACTATCACAACCGAAAGCACCCATATGCTCGTTACCAGGGTGTTTAACACCGTTTTTAAGTACTACTCTATTTTGTATTTGAGATGGTGGTACCCAACTTACTTTAAACCTACCTTTTGGGTCTGGATAGAATATTACTTGTGAATCTTTAATTCCATTTACCCATTGAAAATTACCCGTTGTAATACCTAGGGTTTTGGCCATCTCTTCGTTGTAATCTATCTGCTCGTATAATTTAACTAAGTTAAATATACTATTTTTAGTCTCATCTCTGAACGCGTGTTCTGTAGTTCTAGGAAACTGACGGTAAAATTCGTTTAAAGCGTCTTGATCATCTTTTAAACCATCTACTTCGTTTTGCCAGCTATCTATTACGCCTATATCTATTAGTTCACCGTCTGGAGCGAACACGTCGATATCAGGAGTAGTGAAAACTGGAACTCCGTACTCGTCAATAAATCCTTCGTAGTTCCACTCCATTGGGATAAAAAGAGAGTATAGGCCAGA